CATGTTCCTATTTTCACTCCTTCGCCTGCAATAGAACTACCATGAAATGAATCTTGATCTGGGTTAAATCTTAAATTATGTTTTGCATCTTTTTCGTTATAGACTTGTGAGCCTTTTATTTGATCTTCTGTAAACTTTACTTCATGGCCAAATATAGATTGTAATGGATGTGGCTTAGGCTTTAAATAATATGTAATGTCATTGTATTTGTATGATGATAGATGATCTTCATTCCTAAGCCTATACATAACCCATTTAATTCTGTTGTAATGTACACCTAACTTTAAAGACATATCTTGGCAAGTCATTTTATCCTCGCCTATTGCTTCCATGACTGCATCTTTATATTGGTAATAGTATTGCTCTGATTGAAATTTCAACTGACATCCTTAACTTTACAATGCCATTTCTTTTTATCATCTTGATGCCATCCATGAATGTGAATAGTCCAGCCAGCATCACGAACTGCACCTACATATTCATTGTTGGCAATCTTATTAACTCTTGCTGACATATTACTTGCTGTGGTTGTTTGTACTGCTAATACTTCTTTACCTTTTAAAGCTAGTATATCTATAAATCCAAATAGATCCTGGCGTATTCTAGCAAATGCGTTCCAATGTTCAACTATAGCAACGGTATATCCCTGATCTCTTAAAAGTTTAAGACTCAGTTGAGTCGGACTTGTTGCCATTGTCTACTTTCTGGACTTCTCCGGTGGATTTATTTAATTCGTATTCAGGTAACATATCATCATTGTTAAGTTTTTGGTCGTTAATCCGTTGTCTAAATATACGATCAAAATTAGCTTCAAATTCTTTACTGTTCATGCGTGATTGTAATAAATCACCTGTGATAGGGTTTTTATCTGCCATAATTATTCCTCGTTACAAGAATTAACAATATAAACACAAGCTGCTTCAAAAGCCACAAAGATTACTGCAAAAGGTAAAAAGCATATACCTATAATACCTACTAAATATTTCATTTTACCCCCAAATGGTTGTTAATAAATAACCAACCTATAGTTTTTCTGTGCGCTTCTTCCCATGCTGCTATTCTATCATGTTTATCTAATGATTTGTCATTATCTATCATGTGGTGGCATTGGTGGCATAAGAATGCTATACGGTGATCGTGGGCTTTTATACCTGTGCCTTTACCATCTCTTAGCTGATTACTATGTGCGGCCACTACAGTACCGTCTTGCATAGAACACATCATACATGGTGCGCTATCTGCTAGTTTTAATAGTTTAGGGTTTCTGTAATTCATTGCATACTTTTGTCATCCAGTTAATTAAATCGTCTGGTGTATATTCTCGTTGATATTGAGTACATCTTTTAGTGCCTTTTACATTACCACATATTGATCTGTCTGTAGATGCTAAATTTTTAGGTGGCATTGGTGGTAAATTATCTTTAGCTATTCCACAAATATATAACTTTGTATTTTTGTGTGCAACATGGCCAAAATCAAATTGGTCAATTTCAATTGTATATCCGCCAAATTCATCTTCCCCCCCCCCGCTAAAGGTAAAGGGGCTTCTTTCCATAAGCGACTGCCAGCAGGATGTTCTAATATGCCACCATTAAGTCTTACTTGAGCTAATGCTAAATAAGCTAATTGTTTTTCACCTTCTCTAGGATTGGCCATGTGAGATAACATACCCCAAGCTCTACATGGTGGATGTGCTATAACAGGCATTTTTTTACAAAATGTTCTAGCATCACGATTAATGTCATACACATCATACACATTAAAATCTTTGTAGCGACTATCATCTCTAGCAAATAAAACTGCTATCACAAATCCCATCCCCATCCCATAGTTTGCGCCCATATTTCTATTTGATGCTGATATTCTGACATTTCGCTTGTAGTAAGTTTGGTAGTAGATTTGATAACTTCACATGGAAAGCCACATATTTCTGTTTGTGATCTAAGCAGCCGGTAAGACATAAGTTCGTGCATGTTTTGTTTGTCTATGCCTAAATGGTTACCAATGCTTGTATAAAGCTCCCATAACCTTTCGTTTTGCTCTAAACTACGACTTGCTTTAGCTTCTACAACTGTTACACGCCATCTTTTAGTCCAATCAAGTGATCTTAATTTTATAATCAGATTTTCTAGGTTGCTTTCTACTAAATTCCATTTCAGCATGATCCCATCCTTTACTTTTAAATGTTTGTCCGTCTTTGGAAGTGGCTTTATATTCTACGTTACCAAAATGCTTTTGTATAGACTTTAAAAATTCATTTATGCTCATGGGCTTTCCTTGTATCGTAATCCTTTAGCATCAAACCAAAAGTTAAAACTACCTTCCCATTGTGCGTTTCTCTGCTTCTGAACAAACACCTTGCAGTCTGGAATAATTTTAAGTTCTTCATCAGATGTTTTGCCTTCATCAATTAATTTTTCCTTATAACGATTGCGCCATACACATAAGATTGAATCTGATAAATTACGAATATGAGAGCTGCCCATCAAATCTGTTGCATCAGGCACTTCTGTTTCATCTTTCATCTTACGAGTGTGAGCTACTAAGAATACATGAATGTTTAAATCTCTGCATGTAACTGCTAGTGAATTAGTTAATCTTTTTTGTGCATCTAAAGATTCTTCACTTACATCCTGAAGTTTCATCAAACTATCAATTACAAATACATCACATCCTAAAATATGTTTTCCGTAATGCAATGTAGCAATCATATCTTGTGATGTTGTTGTGCCTGTTTGATCGTAAATATATAACTTATCTGCAGCTCTACTACAAAACTTTCTAATGTAATCATCTGTAGGTTCTGGTGATCCTAATGCTTGTGTAATCATACGAGATAATGTTAATACTGGTCGCATCTCTAAAGACGCTACTAAACATTTAGTGCCTTGTCGCATCATAGATAATATAACTTGTGATAACCACATTGATTTACCATGACCAGAAGGCCCAGTAATTATCGTAAGTTCAGCCATCCGAACACGAAACTTATCTTCCGTCTTAACCCACCCCAACGATTTACCAGAATGAATTTCCTCACCGAAATACTTGATGACATCATCAGTAAATATGTCTGTGCTTTTAACTTTAAACTCTGCTTGAGAATATCCTTCATTGTAGAACTCCTTAACAGTTTCTTGGGTTACTGTGAGTTTTTCTATTACATCTCCTAAGTTCATACTCCACCTTCCCAGCTCTTACGCTTAGGAGTTAATTCTGTATTAAATCTTTCCTGACGTAAATATGTAGCTGGCATAGGTATCCATTGTCCGTTGTCTTTTTTCCAATCTGTATCTGACATGATTTTAACATGATTGATAATTTTGTCACCAATTTCTTCTAACTTTTGAGATTGCCATAATTTTAAGCAACCAACTCTATTAACTTTTCTATTTCCTTTTGGCCACACTTCCCAAAATTCATTAAATTTATCCAACACTATATCTTCTCTTATCTTCTCTTCTCTTCTCTTCTCTATGCTAGCAGACTGCTGGTAATCCTCTAACCAACCTCTAGCATGTAATTCACCTACAATTTTTTCAATAAAATCAGAAGGATAATGAAGCCTAAAAGATATTTCAAAATTATCAGGCAATATTCCATCACTTTCAGATCCTAAACACCATAACTCTACTAAAATAGCTTTTTGTTCAAAATTTAGCTTATGTATTTCAATATTATTTATGTAATCTGTACCATAAAATTTAAACCAGGTCATACGTTTTTGGTATCTTGGATTCTTAGGACTATAAAGATTAAACTTTTCCCAGTTCTTAATTTTTAGCATATTTTTCCTTAAAATAGACATTCTTCATATAAATCTGTCATTGGCACAGATTTTGCTTTTGGTAACACATGGAGCTTACAATCAGGTCTATTCTCAAGAAACCACTTAGCAGATGCTCTATTACTAAAGGCCCTGATTGGTTTTCCGTCAAATTCATCTAATATAACAAAACGTAAGATTTCCATAAGCAAGACACTAGCACAAACAATTACTAGAAGCAAACTAATTTATTACTAACATTTTGTTAAATAATGCTTGACATGGCCAAATAGGCTATATACAGTCGTATTTGCAACATTTAACCCTTAGGAGAATTACATGAGTATAAAGACAATGATAGTAACAGCAATAGCGTTTTGGTGTTATGTGGCATTATGCCTATATGTAATTGGTAAATTGTCAGGAGCAATATAATGGAAAGACATTTAGATCCTGATGCTTATTTAGACGATATGGAACGTCTTGAACAACAAGAACAGTTAGCTGAACATTTATTAGATCAACAGGAGAAACATGATGACTAAATATATATATTGCTTTATGATTGTGTTTGTAGCATACTTTGCCTGGAGAATTATATGTTAAAGCCTATATCAGAAATACTAAAACAGTTACAATTAATCAACCAAGATTTAAAAGATCATAACGATAGGATGGATGCTAAATATGGATCAGATGATGTTTTACCAACAAGTGATGCAAGAACTGGAGATGCTAGAATCTGCTGCGGCAAATGTAAAGGAGAATGTGAATGAGTAACGGTATAGTTAAAATTCATGGCAAAGAATATAAAACAGTTGCCCTTAGAGTAAACGAGTTTAGAGAATCAGCTATTTACAAAGGATGGTCTATTATGACTGAGATTGTAAAGATTGATGATGACCAATGTGTAATTAAAACTCAGATTGTTAATCCTGAAAGCAAAATTGTAGCTACAGGCCATGCGCAAGAGTTTAGAAAGGCTAGTCAAATTAATGGTACATCTTATGTGGAAAATTGTGAAACTTCTTCTATCGGTAGGGCTTTGGCTTGTCTTGGTCTTGCTGGTAGTGAGTTTGCTTCAGCTAATGAAGTTGTTAATGCTATTCACCAGCAAAGTAACCCAGTTAAGGAAGTGGTTACTGCAGCTCAATTAACAGTTGCTAAAAACAAACTTTTAGATGCTAGTAAAGAAGGTAAACTTAAAGAAGCATTTTTTGCTTTAACACCAGCAGTTCAAGAAGAATTGCGTGAATATGCTAATGATCTTAAAAAGTCTGCATGAGTCACTTATTAGATAATCGTAGGCATAACATAGTAACCGCATCCAATGCTTGGGCTTCTGTCAATGAAAGACAAAAGCTCTGGCGTCAAATGACTATGCGTGAACCACCTTTTGAAGGTAATGAAGCTACTGCATGGGGTAATTTACATGAACGTGATGCTTTATCAGCTTTTGAAAAAGAGATGGGTGATTTTTGTATGCCTGGCAATAAACTTATAGTGCATGATACTTTGCCTATGGGTGCTAGTGCTGATGCTTACTTTAATGATGATCCTGTAGAGCTTAAATGCCCTTTTAGCATGGAGTTTTATCCTACTATGCCTGATCGTTATTACTACCAAATCCAGATGCAAATACATGTATGTGGCCGAGATCAAGGATGGTTTAGTGTATGGACACCTAATGGCATTACAGTTGAGCTAGTAAAGAAAGATGAGAAATGGCTTGACTGGTATAAGCCTTTGTTGTTAGAATTTATGGAGTTTGTAGAAACAGATGTAGAACCGACAAGATGGAAACGTAAACCAATTTATACTAAGGAGTAATATATGGCAGAATCATTTATACCTAAACCAGGCGTTGCATATTTAAGACCTAACACAAGAAAAACTGAAGATTGGATGGCAGATTATCAAGGTACTATGATTACGCCTGAAGATATTCAACCTAATACACCGTATTATATTAATATTACTGATAGGCCTGAAAAAGGTGATTTAAAATTTAGTCTTGGTAAGCAAGTGATTCCAAGAACACAAGAATCTGCTAAGGGTGCGGATGTTGAAGATAATGGAGATGTTCCTTTTTAGGAGCATCCCCATCATTTATAACTATTTGTTCATTACATACATGGTTACTTCAAATCCAAAACGCATTTCTGTTGCTGCTGGTGTTGTCCACATAGTTGCTCTCCTTTCTTTCATAATGTTTGTATTATACTGCTACCGTAGATTTAGGGTAACAGTAAAATCATTAACTAGGGGTATGTAATATATGGATATAACTCATTTACATGATTATGATGTTTATTGTATAGCTTTGGCAACTTATGCAGAAGCTAGAACAATTAAAGAAAAAACAAGCGTAATTCACTTAATTGCAAATCGTGTTAGGTCTGGTAAATTTGGAGTTGATGCGTGTGAAGTGACATTTTCTCATGGCCAATTTATTGGAGTAGAAGATATAGTATCAGGTAAACATGAATACCCAGATAAACAAACTATGCTAGAACATGAATTATTAGTTCTTGATACATTATATAAACATAAACATGTTAATCTTATTGCTAACAGTCTTTATTTCCATGATAAATCTATTGTAGATATGTCAAAACAATGGAAACGTAAAAAAGTTACTCGTGTAGATTCATTAACATTTTATTAGGATAATTATGAATACAGTGTTGGCTTATTTGTACGAAGAGTATGATGTTAAATCAGGTGATCTGATAAAGTCTTATTTATGGTCTTTTCATCCTAATCAGCTTTCATATTTGAATGATCTTAAAAATACGACTCATCATATTAAAATTACACCACTTGTGGCTGGTAAACCTGTAGAAGAATACAAAGGTTTATCTAAGTATGATAGTAAGAAACTTGTAGAAGCTAATGGTGGATTATGATGGGATCATCTTATTCAGTAGCTAGAGAAGAACAACAGGCTTTAAAAGTAAGAGAATATATAAGAGCCAATCCTACATCCAATTTAAAATCTATTATTCAAGATTGTGGCGTCACACGTTATAGATTGGATTATTTATACAGAACAGGACAAATTAAATTACCTGTAGCAACACCTTATGGAGAACGCAATGTTAGAAAAAATACTTGAATGGATTGTATGGATATTAATATTTGGTGGTATAATCGGTTTGCTTGTTGGTATGTATGAAGTAATTAATCTTTTATTGATAAGGAGTCATCATGGTTGATATGGTAAATAGACCGCCACATTACTTGGTGGGTGGGATTGAAGCAATTGATGTAATTAAAAGTCGTTTAACTAAAGAAGAATATATTGGGTATCTAAAAGGATGTAAGCTTAAATATGATTTACGCTATCCATTTAAAGATCATCCAGAGCAAGATTTGGAAAAGTCTGATTGGTATAAGAATAAGCTATTAGAAGCTACAAGGGATGAAGTGGCTATTAATCCACCAGAAATTGATGCTCAATTGCAGCGTATTGAAATGGCAGATGACTGATCCATTTAGGATCATAGAACCCACCGTTATTAGCTTTAGCGGTGGTCGTACTTCTGCGTATATGCTTTGGCGTATATTGCAATCAAATAATGGTTTACCTTCAGATGCTATTGTATGTTTTGCCAACACAGGCAAAGAAGAAGAAGCCACTCTTAAATTTATAAATGATTGTTCAAATAATTGGAATGTAGATATTCATTGGGTTGAATATTTACTTGACGATCCTAAATTCAAAAAAGTAACATTTGAAACTGCTAGTAGATTAGGTGAACCTTTTGAAGCATTAATTAGGCATAAAAAGTATTTGCCTAATGCTGTTACTAGATATTGTTCTATAGAGCTTAAAATTAGAACTATAAGTAAGTATTGTAAGTCAATAGGATTAGATTGTGGTGAGAATGATGCTTGGGTAGGTATTAGAGCTGATGAACCAAGACGTGCAGCTAAAATACAAAGAGATAGAATACCATTAGTATCTGCTCAAGTTACTAAAGAAATAGTAGGTAAATTTTGGGCTAATAACAGTTTTGATTTGGGATTGTCAAATAACAATGGTGTAACGCCTAATGGTAATTGTGACTTATGTTTCTTAAAGTCTAAAATACCTAGTTTAATTCAAGAAAAACCAGAAAGAGCTATTTGGTGGGCCAATATGGAATTATTAGCAGAAGAAATTGGTAATAACCCTACAGGCATGAAATTTAGACTTGATAAACCATCTTATGCACAAATGCTTAAATTTACTGAAGATCAAGTGCAAATGTTTGATGATGAAGCGATCCCTTGCTTTTGTGGAGATTAAGTACCTAGATTTGGTAATTACTACACGTTTAGCAGAAAGCCAAAAAATACTAAACTTATTACATCCTCTAACGTAGGCTTAACGGTACTTAAAACGCACATAAAGGGCTGTTTAAGCCCTTTTCTTTTATTTAGTGAATAGTATCATCATCTTGATTAAGTTCAGCGTATATAGATAGTTCTTCGCCACTTATTTCTATGTATGATGAATCTGAAAGTTCTAAGATAATAATATTATCGCCATAGTCTAATTCGGCTGACACAACAGTTTTACCTACAAGGTGATCGCATATTTGTTGTGCTGTAATTGCCATATTAGTCCTTAAATAGTTACTAACGATTCTTTACTTTTCTTTTCAGCTTTTATAGTCCTAGACCAGCTACCACATTCTTGACATTGAAAACGCTGATATACAGCAACTCTTGATCTTTGCGTTCCTCTAGCTTGTAATTTGCGTGATGCGCAATTTGGGCAACAAACATCTGGAGAATATGCGTTATGATTAGGATGTGACTTGATCCAGCCTTTAAACTTGTTATATACCTTTTCAAGTAAGATAACGTCATTCTTATTGTATTCTTCCATGATCTTCCAAGCTTTACGATCATCATTCATACATTTTAACCATAGCGTATGGCCTTCATGTGCTGTTTTAGCACCTAAGCCTAAAGCTTGTGATACATAGTCTAGTTTATTAGAAACAAATCTAAACTGTCTACGAGCTACTTGTAATAAGTCTATGTGTTTAGCTGGGCTTGGTGGTGGCATACCACTTAAAAGAAATTCTTTGTTTAGGATAGGAATATCAAAACGACTTCCATTGTAATGCACTACTGCATCAGCTTGATCTAGTAAAGCATGAACATTAGCAAGCATTTTATCTTTGCCTGACTTTTGAACTGAGTCAAACATAATTTTGGGATTGCCATACCATTTAGCGGCATAGCATAAAGTGTAAGATGATTCTAGTAACTGATTGATTGAGATGTTCTGGTCAAAGATACCCCAGACGTGAGCTGTGTTTGGTGCTACTTCTATATCTATGAGCAAAATCTTCAAGTTACTCTCCTAGTGTTGAGTTACATTATTATACACTATAAGAATAATTAAGATTGCAATAACATACTTTAAATGATCTATTGCACAAAGCAAGCTACAAAGTAAATAATCTAACATACAAGTAATGTGGCAGTTTTAGCTTCTTTAAGTTTGTCAAAAAATGAATTAAACGCTACTTTAGAATTACCTACAAAATCTCCATTTGTCCATGTTGTGCCAAGTAAGATACAGCCTTCTGTGTCTTTAGATGTATTGCCAGGATGAATCCTGATGCCTTCAAAGTTAGGCACACTTAATACATGGGGAAGTTGCTTACCAAAACGAGCAGAAAGATCAATAATGACAGGGTAAGTGCCAATTGGAATAGCTGTTTGTCCATTTACTTTTTCTCCTTTTCTTACTACATCCTCTAAAGAAAAACTATGATAAACACCATCAATGTAGAATTTGCCGATAGTATAATTGCTTCCATATTCAAACCTCTCTAATCGTAATTTCATCTTTTTATAGCTAAGTACATTCTTTCGCCAATAATAAAGCTCATACAAGCACCTGTCATATCTAGGAATACGCTTACAACTGCTACAGAAACGCTAGGTGAGTAGATAACAAAGATAGTGGCAATTAGTATGAATGATACGATAACGTATCTATAGCAAGCTCTAAGATCAATAATCCATTTAGAAGGTTCGCCATTAGGTGTGTCTAATTGAGCTAATGCTTTTAAGCGTTCTGTTTCGGCTTGTATAAGAGATATACGTTCTTGCATGTTTTGTGGTTGGCCACCAGCTCCGCCTGTTAGTTTGGCAAATATACCTCTAACGCCATCTGTAAATGCAGGAACTAATGCTGGTAATATAAGTGAGATTAAGCTACCCATTATGTTGTTGAACTCCCATGATTGTGATGATGTAATTCAGGTGTGTCAGTTTTAGGTTTAGGCTTTTTAGGGCCTTTAGCAAATAATTCTTTAAGTTTTTCTAGTATTTTCATAATTCTAACGGATCAAATCCAAATTGTTTAGCAACTTTATGTTGCATACGCTTAAATTCGCCTTTATGGGATAAGTATATTTCTGATTTAGGATATTTGATGTAGATAATTTGGTGAATCATCTCATGTAAAAGCGTTTTTATAACAGTATCTAAATGACTACATTTACCTAGTGAGATTGTTATTGTGTGTGGTTCTGGTTCGTATTGTCCGTATAATTCAGGGTTATTACATACCACAAATTCTACACGCTTGGCAGGTGGAAATGGCATAGATACGAAGGGTTCTATTTGTATAAATGCGGTATACAAAGCTGCGATAGAATCTTCTGTTATCCACATTTACTTGCCAGAAAACAGGTGCATAAAATAGCCTATAAAACCACCGATAGATGATGCGATCATCATACCAGTCCATAGGCCACCTTTTGATTTATTGGCTAATTCTAATAGCTCTTTTATGTCTTTTTCAAGGCTTTCTACTTTATGTTCTAAAGATTCTACCTTGCCTATAAGTTTGCCATAAGATACAGGATTAATGTCGTTCATTATTAAGCCTTCATAATAAATGCAAGTGCGTAGTATGGTACTAAGTTTGCATTTGTACCACTTGAACCTGTTGATGCTAATGTAATACCTGTGGTTGATGTAGTTGAAGTAGTAGTGCCATTTCTTATACTAAAACTACCTGCATTTAAAGTGTATGAAGTTGGTGAACCTGGTTCATTAACACTAACGGTATGATTATGTCCAGGATCAGTTAATGTATGTGTATGACTTACAGTAATAGCATCTTTACTACCGCCAGTTTGTGTATCAGCACCTGTAATTGTAGTATAAGCAACGCCAGAAGTATCTTGATAAGCACCTACAATAAATCTATTACGCAAATCTGGAGTGCCACTAGATCCGTTACATAATAACCATCCTGTAGGAATAGTAGCAATCGTACCAGACCACATACTAATTAAACCAGTAGGGATAGAAACAACAGCATTTAATAATTGAAATTGTGTGCCATCATAAAGTACTTGTACTGCACTATTAATTAAAATGTCATTAGCTGTTAAAGATGTTGTACCATTTTTAGTAACAGACTTAACACCTAAAGAGTTAATGTTAAGAGTAACAGCACCTGTGTTAGTTGCAGCAGCAATAAATCTAAATACCTGTCCAGCAGCTAAAGCAGTCATAGAAATAGGTGCGGTAGCAGTAATACTATTAGTGCCAGCTACAGATGTTAAGTATTGGAATGTACTATCTTGTACTTGTCCTGCTGAAGCATACATATTACGAACCGTTGCATTACCTACATTGGTATGAGCATAAGTAGCCATAGGTAAGTTAGCTACAGGAGCTGTTTGACCATCATAAGCAAGGGATGCTGTTAAAGATGATGCAATATCATTTAGCGTATTGTTAGCCCATGTAGATGATATTGTAGTTCCTGTGGTAACTGGATTCCCTGCTGGTAGGGTATACGTTCCTGATCCATTTCTTGACATTATTGTTGCTCCTTGTTCTGATTCATTTGATATAAAAGTGTGCCAATTTTATTGGCTTGATCTACTGATAATGGCACTTGATTTAGTGCTTTTTTGCCTAAACCTTTAGCTTGACCATATTTGTATAATAATTCACCCATAAGTCTAGGTGATGCAAATGGTGCGCCAAGTAATATAGATGGATTAGATACAGCAGCAAGACCACCACCATAAGTTTCTATTTGACCGCCTAATCCTCTAGGTAACACAGCACTCATAGATTGACCTGCTAATGCTGGTTTTAATTCAGATGCACCTGCATTTATAAGTTCTTCTGCTGCGCCTGTTCTTTGACCATAGTTAGATGTTACATTGTTACGCATAATAGATTGCAATTTACGCATAGCAGTATCAGCACTAGCTTTTTTACCTAAAGATAATGATTTTTCTATTTCCTTTATAAGATCACTAGCTTCACCATAATCTTGCATTACTTTTGCATAAGTAGGAGCTTGTTTGCTAATAGTACCTTTTACTGAATTATATATATTTTGTACTGCTGTTCTAGCTGTTCCTTGTTCATAAGGAATAGACTCTAAAATACCACCAATTTTTTGCTTAAGTTTATCCATGCCTTCTGGAGTATGAAATTCAGCAGGATCTGCACTTTTCCATTCATTAATAGCAGATTTAACTTCATCCATAGCATTGGCGGCACGTTCATTAACTACTTTGCCTTTGTATGTTCCAATACCTTCTGTATTAATTTTAGCTAAATCAATGTCATCAAAATTAAGAATAGACTTATCTTTAGATATGTCTACCATGCCACCACGATATTGTTGATTTTTAGATTGACGAATATTATCTAATGCTCGTCTAGCAATATCTACTGCATCTGATCTTGCTGGGTTTCTCATGTTTTCTGCAAATGTTGTTGTGCCTTCTAATACATTAGCTTCACCAGCTTTAATTGCTTCTTCTATAGGTGCTTTACCTACACCAGTAGTAACACCTAATGTGCCTTTAGTAAGATGGCTAGGAATATATGCTGCTCCTTGAGCTGCTTTAGCACCAAGATATAATGGATTACTAAATTTAGCAGCTTGATTAACTACATCTGCTGCTTTTGTAAGCCCACCTGCTTTTAATGCTGCACCACCACCTGTTAATACAGTAGAAGCGTCAGCTAATATAGCTGCTGGATCTTCTGCAAAAGCTGTTTTAAAACCTTCATAAGAACCATATCTTTTAGAATAATCTTCACCTAATAAATTAGCTAATTGTTCTGCTTTTTGTCTTTTTTCAGGAACAGCATATTGCATAACAGATTCAGGCAATACTTTTGATAAACCACCAGAAGTAGCTTGTATTAAACTTTCCATAGTATTTACTGGATGTCTTACAGCTTGATAAGCACCACCAATAAGTTTACCTGTGCTAGGTATAAGATTCATTGCTCCTGTGCCTAAAGCACCCATAGTAGAATAAGATTTAGGTTGCTCTACTTGTGGTTGAACAGGTGCATTATCTGCAGGTAAGTTATAACCTTTAGCATTAAGTTTAGCAGTTAATTCAGCCTTAGTAGTTCCTTCAGGAACATTGTTAATGACAGTACCATCAGGTAATCTTACATCCATTTTTATAAGTCCTTAAAGTCTATGACAGTTGAGTCTGTTGATTTATTACCTGTTGGGCCTGCTGCTCGTTTAAGACCTTCAATAGCTTCACGTCTATTAGCTTTTTTCTGAGCTTTAACTTCTGGACTGTCACCTGGTTGATTAAAATACTGTTGATTTGCACTATCAAATTCACTAGGTTGAATTGTTGCACCAGATTCACGTCTTAATACAGCATTAATAAAGTTACGTTGTGCTTGTTCTGCTTTTTGATCGTTTGCATTTAATAAATATTTATTTGCAGCAGTTTCACCACCAGGTATTAATGCTGTTTTTCCTGATGTTTTAATATTGATACTAAATGGATCGTATTTACCTTCTAAACTATTAATAATTTTATCAGCAGATTCCATTCTTGTAGAATATGTATAAGCATCAGATTGTTCTTTATTTGGACTTAAAGTTTTATCAGCAGGGCCGCCAGGAATAGCTTTTAATATTTTTTGACCGCTAGCATCTACACTATAAGTATATCCTGCTGGTGCTTTATCGCCATCAGTAGTTCCGTATGCTTTTCTAATTTCACCTGTGTTAGCATTTCTTTGTAAAAATTCTCCGCCAACTTTGTAAGGTTCTGACCAATTTTCTGTAGCCATCTTAGCACCAGGCAACCGTTCAAACTGATTAGTTTCTGTATTAAGTCCAAATGTATTACCAGCTTTGTCTGTTTGAATGTCTGTATACTTTTTACCTTCTTTAGGATTACCAAATATCTTAGTGCCTGTAGAACTATATACAGCTTCACCTGCACCAAGCTTAACTGGTTCATTAGCTTTAAGCATTTTTTCGTAACGACCAGATAACATAGCTTCTAATAACTTAGGATTATTTACATCTGTAGCATATTGACCAAATGCTTTTTCTATATCACCTAATGTAGGTTGTGTAGTAGAAGTTTTAGTAATAGGGTTCATCTGTGTAGTTGTTCCTGCCATGTTTTGTACAGGTGCTTGACCATCATAATTTGGAGCTATTTGATTTACTTGTTCTGTTGTTTGAAATGGTGATGTAGGAACATTCATGCCTTGTGCTAATGGCATTTCTGTAGCTTGCATTTCTGTTGATGTAGTAATTGTAGGTTCAAATGCACCACCAAGTTTTTTAAGAGCATTAGCCATTTTTTCTTCTTTAGACTTTGTATACTCGCCATATTGTTTCATAGCATTTTCTTCAGCTTTAGATCCAATATATTTACTAGCTACATTAGCTAAAGATTGTGTCCATGATGGAGCTACATAATGACCACTAATCATTTGTCCTTCAGGAGTTTGGCTTTGTTGTAATTGCTGAGCCATTTTAAGTCTACGTTGTAGATCAAGCTGAGCCATTGCATCATTAGTAGGTATTCCACTAACGTCTTGTGTATTATCTGGTAAAAATGCCATGTTTGCTCCTAAAGTAAAGCGTAATTAACAAGTTTATAGCCATTAGATGCTGTTGTAACAGCTTCAGGAATGACTTTTTCAACTTCTTGAGCCATAACACCCACTTGTACGCCTTCAGGTAAATTATGTTCTTTTTTATATTTGAATGAATAAATGCCAATACCAGAACTATGCGTTCCAATTTGTTTAATATCTGTTTTAAGTCTTTCGTCAGAAAAAGTACCTGTTGGGGCCATGATAGCAGCACCACCTAAATTCATAAGTCCACTCATAAAATTACCAGAAGCAGCATTAGCAGCATTAGTAGCACCTAATTGTGCATTGTATTGATTAGAAGCAGCACCTAATAAATCAGGGCCTTGTGTTGTAGCTTGCATAGCTGGATTAACATATTGTGGAGATGCCACTTGTGATCCAGTTCTTAAAGCATTAATAACATTAATTGGTTGCATTTGATTGTAACCAGCTTGACTAAATGCTTGTTGATTAGCTGTAAGACCTGCATTAAGACCTTGCACTGTAGCTGAATTAAGTCTGTCATTTTGGTTTTGACCTAATAATTGTTTAGCAGTATTATATGCTGGCGTACCTGCACCAATACCTTTATTAGCCATTTCTTGTTCAAAAGATTGATTTTCTCTAGCAATTTGTGGTGCAAGTCTTGACATCATAGCATCTTGATATGATTGACCTGGATTAAAACCTGTAGAAGGTAGTTTAGATTGATCTATACCTGGTTTAGCCATTAAATTACCAGCGTAATCTAAACCTTGTTGAGCTGTACCTAATAAACCTGAGCTTAATTGTGCTTGTTGGGTAGCAATCTTTTGTTGATCTGGAGCTAAAGTTTGTGTAGCAGTCCACATAGGATTGCCATAAGAGTCTGTACCAGATTGAGTATAGTTAAGATTACCATAAGGTGTTACTTGGTTTACTCGGTTAGCTGCTGCTGCCACTCTAGCTGCATCTAAATTACCTGCTGCTGTAGCTTGTGCTGCTGCAGTATAATCAGGTGCTGGTGGTGCATCATCTTTACCAATACCATACAGTATAAAACCACAATCGCCCATGTAATTTGTAATCCATCTATAAAGTGGATCTAATAATCTAGCTAACTTACTTTGCATATCTATCTCCGAGTTTTAAAAAGCGACAGTTTTCTGGTCGCATAATATAAACAATCCCATCACCATCAGGAAAGTAATCTTTTATTACGGTTTCACGTTCAAAACCTAAATGTTCATCTAATTTTTGTGCTTTTAAATTAGCTGTAGAGACTAATCCTGTTAAGCGTTTGACTTTTAATACATTGAATGGGTAATTAAATATTGCCCAATAAAATTCTCTTGAAACTTTTGCTGGTATATCACATCTTGAATGAATAGATATTGAACTGCCTGTATAACCGTTATAAAGTACACCTATAACAAATTTACCATCTGTTACTTGACCAATAGCTTGACACAATGGATTCCATTGGCCACCTGCCTTTTCACATACCCACTCGCCAACTTCTTGACCTTGAACTATTATAGTACTGCACCTTTTTCAATAACTAAATCTGTAGAAACCCATCTTACGTCAATACCTTGTGAAGATGTTTTAACAACAGGTGCGCCATAGTAGCCAACACCATTTAAACCTTGCCATTGTTGTAGAATAGATAAACCACCACCCCAAACACCTATATCCCACTTAGCACTATCCCATGTTCCAGATGTGGTAGGAGTAAAGTTAAGTGTTGTAGTAGGTACATCTAAGTTAAAATCTATATTTACGTTTGCATAGATGGCTGGGCTACCAGATGTTCTAAATATAGGTTTCGCCATTGTAAATCGTTTTAGCTGTCCTGGACTTTCAAATGCTGAAAATGATTGTAATGCAGTAGCATTAATATTAGATCCATTATCTGAGTTAGTATACCATGCTCTACCTACAAAGCCATTTCCACCAAAGTATGGTTGATCGTTATATATTTCCCAACATGTAGCGTTCCAACCTGTGTAATTACACCAATTTTTTGTAATGGTGTTCATAGCAAACTGTGTTTTTTGTACAGAATTAGGTACATTTAACCATAATTGGTTTTCTTCTGGATAAAACAACATTTGCCATCCAAATTCAGAACCATAATTTGTAATAGCTTCTGATACAGCAGATTGTATTTTATCTGTAATAGCCACTCTAGGATCAAGCCTAGATGATTGTAATTCTGAAGCTAATGGTGTAAGTCCATCTTTACCTAATAATAGTAAATCACCACCGTATTTATACATACAGCGAGTGCCTACTGGAGTACCTAAATCCCATACTCCTACCATAGCCCATGATGTAGATGATGTAGGATCTGTGCCTGAATATACGACTACTTGACCTTTAGATGTATAAAGAACATAGTAATCATTAACGCCATAACCAGCATCTATTGTCCATGTTGCATGTTGTACAATATAACCACCTTTGTAAGCAAATGCACTAATATCTATAGATTGTGCAGCTCCACCTACTGATAATGTAGGTAAATACCATGCTCTTAAAGATTGAGCTTCTGTAAAGAATACTCTGCTTTTAAATACAATAGGGTTATTAAGTAGTGTAGTAGTAACACCTGTAATAGCCGGTGTAGAAGCACCTGTAATGCTTGTCCATGTAGTACCATTATATAGATAAGGCGTATTTGTGCCATTAGCCATATATAAGAATGATCCACCAGACGTTGTAATATTACAATACTGCCAACGTGAATTAGATAATCCTGATAATAATGCTGCACCTACAGTACCTGGATTAGTGACGTTATATACAGCACCACCAGCAATAGCTAGTAATTTAGATGTAGAGCCACTTTCGTAAGCCATTATAGTGTCTACTTGACCTGTAATGCCTGTTACCCATTGTGTATGGCCATTTCTAAGCAATAGCTCTGTAGTAGCAGGAAACCAGTTAGTAAGATAGACTGCATCTGTTGCAGGCATGTCTCCTAAGCTGTCTCTTGCGTTCCATCCACCGACTGGTGCTGGTAATGATACGCTTCCTGACGATTTTTTCTTTACTGGAAACATATTATTTATTGTCCGTAGTTAGCGTCAGGGATATTCTCAAAGCCTATTAAGATTGCACCAGGTGTTGGAGCAAAGCTTAATGTAGCTGAGCCAGAATCGTTGGCTTTAGCAAAGCTTAATTGTTGTAAATAATCTCTTGTAAATGCTGTTGAATCAAAACCTTTAATTTCAAAGTATTTCTTTTTCAACGCTGTAACCATTAAACGATCTGGGAATATACAAGTATCTGAGTCTGCTAAGAATGATGATTGTGTCACTCCTGCTGAACTTGTAGCCCATTGGTTACTCATGTATTCAAAGCCTAAATACTCATCTGTATTCATAGCAGGCCATACTTGGAAGTATCCACCTAAAATTCTATAACGGATTCTAGGGCCTGTTGAAATATAGCTAGACTTTAAGAATTGCCATTGTTGAGCATCTGTAGGGCCTAACATTTCCCAGCGTTTAGACTTGTCGTAATGTGTACGATCTACTTGTCTATCCCAATCACTTGGTAATGGGTATTTAGCTTGTGAAAAGTAAAGTGTAAATACACCGCTTTGTGTTGCGGCCTGTGATAATGTAAGTGTATGTGCGCCTGTTACAGTATTAACATAAGTATCTTGATTGATACCTGTGCCTGTTACGATATATAAGTTACTTAACCCTGTGGTTGATTCTACCGTTGTTACATTGACAGAATCTTCCACAAGTGTACAAGTAAGTGTTGTATAGACAGTATAAAATCTATACTCTTTGTCTAAAGCTTCCCAATTGTGATCTCTTTGAACTTCGTACCCAATGCTATTCATAAGTGCATAGATTTGGATTACATCAGATGAAGAATTACCGACAACTTGCGTAGGTTGGTTTAATCCCATTTCACCTGTTGCTTGCTGTACGAGTTGTAAAAGAGTTGATGCCATTAGTTAGTCCTTTTTGGGTTCTTTCGTTTCTAGTTTGGCTTCAGGCTTATCAGATTTAGACTTTTCCTCTACCATTTTTGCTAATCTAGTCATCTGATCTTTAAGATCCGCAATTTCTTGCTCTCTTAATTTAAGTTCGTCTGCCTGTCTTTGTACAAATGATGAGTCTTTAGCGTTTTCTAAGAACGCTTTAGCTTTATCTCTTAATGCTAATGGTGACATACCTGCTGTCATTCCGATAGCCATAAGTTGTTGATCTGAAGCTGCTGCCACTTGTTCTACAGTGTAGAACTTAAAGTGTTTTAATTCTGTCGCTTGTGCTGCGTTGAGAATAGGCCAATCTCTTAATATTGTGCCTTGCACGTTATCAGGATTGTGATTTCCGTCTGCCTTTTCGTTTAAATACATAGACCATTGTGTAGGAAATTGTGATTTATGTGAGTTATTCACAAAAGTATCAATAATACTTAATTGATTGCCTGGTATTTCAATTCTAACAAAGTCGGCCATGTAGCTAATTGGTCTGCCTTCTTTATTGGTTAGAAAATCGTTTTGTAGTTCCTTACTATAAAATCTTACTGCTAGTGCGCCTGTGTCTGACATTTAATTCTCCAAAGTAGTTTGGTTTGTCAAGCCTACTCACCATGAATAGACTTGAGAAACCCCCCTATTGCTAGGGGAGTACTTAATACTATACTGAAGCCTTGCTAAACCAACCATAGTCACCTGATACCATAGCTGTAGCTGGAGATGTATAAGAACCACCTGAAGCTGCAACTAAGAAAGTTGTTGTGTTGATATCGCAAACAGTTGTTGATGCTGTGATAGTAGCGTTAGCCTTACCAAATACATAACGTAAACCGTCTGAACCCCAAACTTGCACACCTAATAATTGGTTAGCAACTTGTTGTCCAGCAGTAATTGCTGCTGCTGTAACTGTGTTAGTTAAATCAATTCCCACTAAAGGGGTTACTGAAAAAGCCATGTTATATTCTCCCTTTAATTAAGCTGTTAGAACGCCATTAAATTGTGCGCCTGAAGTGGTAAGATTACCAGCCCAGCCGATTAATTTAACAATAGCGTCTTGATTTACAGATTGACGTTCACCACCAATTGGAACAAAGTTTCTGTCTTTGTGTGGGCGGAAGAAAATGTAGTCTGTGTTTAAGAAATACATGTGGTTAGCTGGTTCTTGCGCACCAATACCGCCACCAAGTACCACGTCAGCAGATGTACCACCACCGTAGAATTTGAGTGAAGCGAAACCTGAACCGGCCATTTCTGGATCAGTTACACGTTGGATTGCTTGTAAGCTGTTTACATATAGATTGTAGTAGTTATTGTCAGCAACGATTAAGTCAGCCTTATCAGTACCACGAACTAGCTTGATAGCTAATTGAGTCATGTAAGATTGAATGTTAGCTGCTGAAACTGCTGCACCACCGTTAGTCACGCCAGAAAACGCTTGGTTTTGC